TTATGGTATGTATTTACGAGCAAAAGGTGAGGATGAAACATATGTTCAAGGTGTTCAAGAAGATATAAGGTATTATATAAGGAGAGCTGATAGGAGAGCTGGTCATTGGTTAAATACATCTCCTGCTGCACAGGCTGGCTTAAAAACCGTATGCTTTGTTATTAGTTGGTCGATAAATTTTCTAGTTTTTTACGGTTTAGGTGTTGGCATAAAGAAACTAGTGACAAAGAAAGAGCCTAAAGCAGAATCTAAGTCACGTGATACGTTTATTCCTACTGCGCAAGATGAGCGTAATTTGGAAGTACGCTATCGTGAAACTGACTCTACTAATACAGTACAAGTGCGCAATTTAGCACTACGTGATAGTACACTTCCTAATAATGCCAATCAACTAGATGGTATGATAAAGGATAATGTATTTTCTATCAGTATTGAAGTAGGTGGTGTAAGGCGATGTAATATAGCCATATATGTGCATGGACACATTTGTATGACGGTGAAACACATGTTTCGTGGTATTGACTGGACAAAGGGAGAACAGTACAAGTTAACTTTTCAGAGTTTTGTTAGAGATAAATATCACAGAGACCATACTGAAGTATTAACAGGACAGAATTTCTTCTTTTTAGAGGATAAGGATGTCGTGTTCATACGCACTGTAACGTGTAAGAATAAGTCTCGCATTAATTTGTTCCCAGATGATAAGATGTTAGCACAATCTTATTATGGTAAAGCTTTTATAAAGCAATATTATCATAGAACTGACTTTGAAGTTACGAACCATGATATTATGGTCGGACCTCAAAATTCAGTAACTTATCAACTTGGGGCATCTAACGACACATACACTGTTAGTGATGTCTATACAGGTGAAGTGCCATGTAAGGATGGGAATTGTGGGTCACCTTTGATAGCAAGTGAATTACCAAAGTGTTTTATCTTGGGTATAGTCATTGCATCAAATAAAAACAATGATAGTACTTACTTCCAAGTTGTTCGCAAGTCGGAAGTTTTAAATGCTATTAGTCAGTTGAATACACAGAACAAAGACTTAGGAACCTCTAGGGCGCTTGAAATGCCTATATTTACAACTGGGTATGAACCTCGTATAAATAAGAAGTCTGAGTTGTGTTTTGTTGAAGGTGACGCTGTTGGACATGTCAATATTTTAGGTTGTGTACCGAATCTTCGTGGACCACAAAAACCTTCAATGGTTGAACCTACAATGATTTCCCCAATTGGGGATCTACATCATTGTGGACCGGCATTGAAACATGGCATCTATCGCGAGTTAAACGCGTATTATAAACCTTATTGGAATATGATTGAATTATCTACGGAGAGTCCAATTGTACCTCTTGGTTCTCTTAGAATCTGCGGCGAAGATGTTTTTGATACTTTTGTCAATAATATCGGAGTAGATTACATTAAGGATAATGTTAAGTGTTTAACGATTGAAGAAGCTGTATTTGGGTGTGATAGTGTTGCTTATATTAATAAGATAAATGGGAATGCCTCTTCTGGGGACCCTTTTTATAAGTTAAATAGCACATTCTACGATATGGAGACTCGTAGTGTATCACCAATTCTGGTTGATCAAATACATACATTGAGACAGCTAGCAGTGGCTGATAAGTCACCGTGTGCAACTTTTAATGTTTTGTTAAAAGATGAAGTCGTAAAAGTTAGTAAGAGATTCAAACCACGTCTCTTTACTGGCGGTAGTTTACCTCTGCTCATATTGTCTAAACAAGTATTAGGCTCTATTTGTAGACTAATCATGTTAAATAGAATGAAGTTTGAGACTGTACAAGGTCTCAATACTGAATCTCATGAATGGCATGATTTATATTTGGCACTTACCAAATTTGGTAAAAGCCATATAGTAGCTGGCGATTTCTCAAAATTTGACAAGAAGGTACATAAGTATGCTTTGCGATTGGCATTCTGGGTATTGAAAAGATTGTGTGTTCTATCTGGTAATTACAGTGAAGACGATTTGGCTGTAATTGACTTAGTAATAGACGCTATAACTGACCCAGTTTACAATTTGTATGGTACCTTATTTATGTTGCCATGTGGCGAACCTTCAGGTCATTTTTTGACAACCATTATTAACTCAATAGTGGTGTCCATGTACATAAGAATGGCATGGTTTCATGAGTATGGCTCTGTTAGAGAGTTCAGAGATGAGGTTAGTTTATTCACAATGGGTGATGATCACATAATGGGAGTTAGAAATTCTCATTTTGGATTCAATGTGATTAAACAGAAGTTAGGAGATTGTGGTATATTGTATACCGGTAATGATAAAGAGGGTAATGATCCTCCGAATCAGGAAAACATAGATAATTGTGACTTTCTTAAGAGAAAGTTTGTATTTCAAGATTATCCGTTTCTCAAATATGGCATTATGAGTAGCCCAATTGAGATGTTGACGATATCCAAAGTACTTAATTACTATGTAAAAACTAGTGCCATGACTAGTCTAGAACATACAAGAGAGTGCGC